GTTGTATATGCCGTTGTTTCGCTATTTAAAGTAGCTACCGCATTATACAAGGCTATTTTATATGTATAAGGTGACCCCGTGTAAAAATTCTCTAAACCTTTTAATAAGTTTACCTTAAAGGTTGTGGTCAGTGCTTGTCCTAAGATCATCTAACTGGGTACCTTACTTGACCTGAACGATAAGCATCTTGTCTATCTTTGCCATCAGCTAATTGTTTCAATAGAATCATAGCTTCATCATATCGTTTTTGGTATTGATTAATAATGTCTTGTTCGCCCTTCATGTAGGTATAAGCTTCTAATAATGAGCCATATAACAATGTAGAACTAAAGTTATCGCCTAACCAAGAGGTTCCAGCAGTAGTAATGGACTCTGGATAATAAAAATAATGAAGTTCCGCAGCATACGAAGCATCTGGAGTAGGTCCTACAATAAATGTAGTACTATCAAATACCGCATAATATGCAGGTTCACCATAATAATCAGAATCTGTATCTGGGTAAGACTGCCTAATAAAGTTTACATCTTTGTTTAAAAGATATAAGTATTCATTATTTGCATTAATCACTGCCAAACTAAATGTAGCAAGCCAATCACTAGGCATAGCTAAATATTTATTACCTGTAGTAAGAGAGCCTGTTACGTTCTTTCTAAGCGCAGGAAGTTGCACTGAGTTATAAATACGTTGTTCGGCTTGGGTTATAAACGTGTCTATATCCGTTGTCTGAAACGTATTTTCTACATAACTTTGTATTTCATCAACTAGCTGCGTGTAGTTCATTACGCCATCGGACCTCTAGCTTTAGTACCTTTAGTAGCTGCGCCGCAACCACGAATAGTAATACCTTCAGTCTTAGCAGGGCGAGTAGGATCACCCACGCTTACACGTTGGACGCCTGTTTGCTTACTAATTTGCTGTGATCTTAATTTATTAGGATCTTGACTGAAATGTATATCAGTACTATTTGGGTTAGGCATTGGTTGTTTATATATGCCAATATCGCTGCCAGTACCGCCTGATGGATATTTAAATCCTGTATAGGCACTTGCATCTTTGTTTTCTTTAGCGTGACCTAGTGGAAATGATTCCGCTGGTGTTGGTTTTGGAAAGTCATTTTTAGCCATTTTATTACCCCTTTTTTTGTGCTGCAACTTTAGCCATACCACGACCCATTTTTTTCATGTCAGCATTAGTTTTACCACCTTTGCTACCTGATTCTTTTGGACCATTTTGAATAGCTACTTTAGCGCCGTCGTCACCTAAGTTACGACCTTTAGTTTTACCTTGTTTAGTAATACCATCTGCTGCTGATCTGAATCCCATATACTTCTCCTTATGTTGTTGATACTGTTACTGTGCCTACATTACCTATTCCTACTAGATCATTAGGCGTTAATCCAGCATCGTTTAATCTTGAACCCCCCACAGGATTCCATCCCCATTGAATAACTCGGCTACCTAATAAAGGCACACCTGTTTCTCTTTGTAACGGACCTGTTTGAGCAATAGTTTGCAATCCATTTAGACCAGATTGGTAATATCCTAAGTCGGGTCTTGGATTTCTAACCGCCTGCGGATCGTTAACTGGATATAAGCCTAAACTTAATTGTGGCTGATCCGGCTCCCAACATTCAGGACATACCAGTATATTAACATTTTTGGTCTTTATAACCAATCTTTTAAGTTGTTTTAACTTATATCTAAAACCACAGCGATCACACTGGGCAATGGAATTCTTGGCGCTTGCGTATTTACTTGGCATTTAATTACCCGTGGTAAAACATTTCACGAGGTACAAACCTAACGCTTGCCTTTTCTCTATCCTCGTCAGCTGCTAATTGAAACTGTTGTTCATAATCAGCTTTTAACATTTGAATTCTAGTAGGGTCAACACCCGGTAATTTCATACTCATATAATATGCTACTCCTGCAACCATAGCAGGAATAAATCTAAACGGAATATCTTCTACGTTAACACCGTTACCTGCGTCTTGAATGCGTCTTAATCTATAATATACAAATTGGTAAAAATTACTTTGCTCAGGTGTGGGCCATACATTAACAGTAGGTAAATTATTTACATAAATCTTAGCACCAATAGCATGAGGTTCTAATGTAGAATTATTAACAGCTCTTATACATCCTGTTATATCATTACCGTCTATACCACCATATTGAATAGTTTCATTACCAATATTTACAAAACCAAACTGTGCTAAACCTACAGTTGAAGTTAAAGTAATAGTTTGTGGGTTTGCTGCAGTAGAAGCTGTAGCAGTTAATGTTTCATCCAAAAGTATTGTAGTAGGATTTATTTGACCACTTTGTCTATTAATCCAAACCTGAATAGGTCTACCCGTTGCATTCTTAGTAGGTATTGTAATATATGTTGATTCAGAAATACGGTTAATATTAATGTCTTGTTGGTTCTGTCCTGTTCCAGTACGTGTCACCATGTCAAGCAAGTCAACTGTATCTACTGGTAATGCATACATAATTTGATTTTGATTCATTGTAATTTGACCAGGTTCTATGGTCCATAAATTAAGACCACGATTTGCCCATTCAGCTGTCATAATATTTAGTGAACGTCTTGCAGTTCTTAAATCGTATCCAGTACGTAACTCTTGTCCGCAACGTTCAAATGCATCTTCAACAAGATTATTTAAATCTAAATTAAAACTTGTCTGTCCTGTGGTTAAGTCTGCCATTATTTTTTCCCTTTAGGAAATCCCGCTTTCATGTTTGCATAAGCTTTAGGTGCAATTGTAGATTTTGATTTAGGTCTTGAAATACCTTTTTTCTTTCTAGCATTCATGTTTGCATAAAGTCCTATAGGACCGCCTTCTTTAAACTGAGTAAAGTCTGTGTTATCTCGTCTAGCTTTAACTACGCCTTTAGGCATTTTATTTTCTACAGCACTAGGTAATTTAGTTTTCTTTATAGCGCCCATGCCTCTTGAAGGTCTCATGCTTTTCTCCTTAAACTAGCTAATCCGCCAGTTCTAATATTAACAGGTTTATAATCTTCAGGTCTACCCATTGTAGCTGTTGATGTTGGTGTTGCTGTACTTGCTTCTACAGGTCTAAATGTTCCCATAGATGCAGTGGTTGCTGGTACCATACCTCGTTCAGCAGGTCCTCTTCGTGCTCCACCTTCTACAGGTTGGTAAGGACTTGGTGCAGGCGCGGGTGCCTCTGGCGGTCTAGCAAAAGCAAATGGGTTAGCCATCTGCGGTGCTGCTGTATTTGTTGGCTCTGCATAAGCTTGGAAGAAAGGGTTCTTATTTTGAGCTGCGTATTGAGCTAATTTATAAGCTTGGTCCCCACTACCAAAACCAAAGTCCGCATACTGAATAGGTAAGTAGCTTGATCCACTTGTTTGCGCTTGTGGTTGATATTCGCTATATGCAGATTGAATATCTTGTTTTAAATAATCAGGTAAATTTGCCTGAGCTCCTGCGTATGGAGTAGTAGCTGGGTTAAAATCGCTAATAGGTGTATAAGTATTATTAACTGGTGCTACTGATAACATGCCAGGATTAAATGATTTTTGTAAGTTAGCTTGAGCTAATTCATCACCCGCCATTTTGCCGTATATATTTTGATATGCATTGAAACTTGATGTCCCTTGAGCACCTTGAGCTTCTGGGCTATACATATTACCTAACTCGGGAAGAATATTGTATACCCCTTTATTACCTGATACAAAGTACTTAGAAGCATCATACGGTTTATCGCCGTAAGTATAGGTGTTAGCACCATAGTTAAAACCAGGAGGGGGTGCAACTAAATTCCCCGCGGCATCAGTAGTTCCATAAGTAGGAATCCCACCACTAGAACCTCCACCGCCGCCTCCGCCACCACCATAATTACCTTGTAGCGCTTGACTTGCAAGAGACGAAGCAAATCCTATAGGACCGCCTGTAAGACCCCCTACAATTGGACCCGCAATTGGACCAATGCCTGGAATAGCCCCAGCAACGCCAGAAGCTATATTACCTACACTGCCTACCGCATTTCCTATAGCACTAACTACACCACCCATATGGGCTCCTTAAATAATACGTCCTCTAGACTTGCCGCGAACAGCGATACCATTAGCTTTTGCTAATTGGGACACTTTGCCACCTGAAGCCATACATTTAGCTTTTACTTTGCCACCTTTTTTCATAGGTTTTGAATTTTCATATCCAGGCATTTTTTCACCTTTAACATCAAATTCATTTTTATCGCCTGTATCTTTAGTTTTTAAGTCAGGCATTTTAACAGGAGGTACTTTAGAAGATGGACCCATATCGTCGCTCATAGGGGCTTCTATTTTACCCATTTGCATACCTCTTAAAGCTTTAGCAGTTTGTGCTGTTGCATTTAATGCGCGTTGTGCTGCTATTGGATCATCAGACATTTCTCTTAAAACTTGAGCATCTTTTATTGCTTTAAACTCGTCCATCATTTTTCTTTTTTCTGCCATGATATATCCTTAAATAAGTGTGCCTCTTGATTTGCCTTTAACAGCAATACCATTAGCTTTAGCTAGTTGAGATACTTTACCGCCGCTAGCATATTTTTTAGATTTAGCCATACCACCACCACACATTTTGTCCATATCTTTATCATAAGCTAAATGTTTAGCAACGATTTTACCTTCTTTTTCAGCGTGAGCATCTTTTTGGGCAGTTGTACCAGTAAAAGATTTTTTACCTGTTTTATAATCATATTCCATCTCCTTAGTAACAGTTTTAGCAACGCCACCTTTTTTAAGAGCTAGCTTAGTACCTTTGCCACCCTTATGTTCTTGTGCGTCATGTTGTTTCATTGCTTTTTTAATAAGCATTTTATCCTGCATTAAATCTTTCTTATCCATCATACCACCCTCCTTAAATTTTTTACCTTTGTCAGCTTTGTTAAATTCCTGAGCTACTGATACAGGAATCCCTACCTTTTTAGCAAACGCAGGATTGTGAGCTGCGGCAGCCATAAGATTTCTTTGTGCTTTAGATTTACTTGGCATCTGTATTAGTGAACCAAGAAACACCTTGATTTTTAACTTCTTTTTTAACTTCTTTTTTTACTTCTTCTACAATAGCTTCTACTGCAGCTTCAGTGGCTTGATCTACTTTTGAGTCTTCCATAGTTTTTTCCTTATTAAAAATATTTAAAATTTTACTTAACATACTTTACTTACCTAACCAATGCGTTACCATCCAGCTTATAACTCCTGAAATAATAGTAGCAATAGCAATAAAAACTTTCCAACCGCCTTTGATTTCTTCTAATGTCTTTTCAATACTATCAAGACGAGCTTTTAATTGTTCCATGTCTTCCATAATACTATCCACATCTGATTGAATATGTTTAATTTCAACACCGTGTTCTATAACTTCGCGTTCTGCACTCATTTACAATTCCACCTTTTAAGTGACGCGGCTTTCCTAGTAGGTCTACCTTTTTCGTCTTTCATCGGACCAGGCATGCCTGACATCCTAGCACAAAATGACTTCTTACGAGGTCCACCTTGTGGTTGAGGAGCCTTTAGGTTAGACCCAGTAGCTGCATTATATTTTGCACGACCCTTAGCCGTGAGCCCTGCACCTTTTGATACAGGAAGTTTCTCACCACGTCCAACTGCTAGAGAAGGACCTTGTTTCTTAGCCATAAATTATTTGTGCTGATTCTAAGTTAGTCATATACGCATATATACCTGTATTTGCTCTTATACCTTCACCTGGAATAAAAGGCACGTTAGTATAGGTATCTGCGGCAGTAACTTCATAAGTCATAAGCCATTTACCAACAGTATATACAGCAGCAGTGCTTGTTATTGTACGTGAATTAATATCTGTAACTGTAAAAGTATCTGCGCCTGTTTTAGTAATAGCATATGTACCATCAGTAGCTGAAACACCGGCATTTGATAAAAAGTGAATACCAATAACATCGCCTGTATTTAATCCATGGTTTGTTTTGGTTACTGTTACAGTATTAGCTGCTTGTGCATAAGTTACGCCTGCTGATACAGGGGTTGCTGCGGTATCAAATAAAACTATAGTCCCGGCAGAAGCAGTACCTGCAAATGATAGCCCTTTAACGCGTGTAGCAAATTTTACAAAATACCCACTAGAATTTAAGTGTGCTTGTTTTACATCATATTGCATACTCATAATTAATCTCCTTAAGTTTAATTAAGGGGGCTAAGCGCCCCCAGAGTTTAATTATTTAGCTGTTGAAAGAACTGAGTTAGCAGCAGCCCAAGGCGCAGCTTGGTTACCGTTGCCACCCCATTGAGTAACATAGCCAGCTGGAATAACAACGCCTGTTGTTGAACCGTTAACTTTTTGTGTGCCGTAGCCTTTTAATACGTGAGCAACTGCACCGTAGTTCAATACTGAGCCTTTAATACCATTGTATTGAGCATCTGCTGGTTGATCAGCTAAAGTAAATGCACCACTAACTACTTCTGGAAGTACTAAAGCAGCTTCAGTTGCTGGACCACCATCTGCTGGTGAAAGAATAACTACGTTAGCGCCTGCTTCAATAATAACTTCACCTGCTACTACGTCTGTAGCTTTGATGTATGTTACTGGTTCTGCAAAGCCTGCTAATGAACGGACTGGGCCGCTAAAGGTTGTATAAGCCATTTGATTTTCTCCATATAGAGTTAAGTCTATTAGTCTTATATGCGTCTGCCGGGACAGTCTAATAAACCGGATATACCCGGATAGGAGAATAATACTACATTTTATATATAAAGCAAGTAAAAAAGGGGCCGAAGCCCCTTAATTTAAAGCAAAGAACTATTACTTATTCATTACGTACATAGTTACTTCAAAGCCAAATCTCATTTCAGTTGCTGCTGGTTTAGTCCATGTTTTCATAATAATCTCCTAAAGTTATATAAAGTTTTCACTCTACAACTGCATTATTTCAAATTGAATGAAAACAAACATCAAGAAAACCATGAATTACAGGTAAAAAAAGAGCCCACATTTTAAGTGAGCCCTTTTAGTAGTACGTAGCCAGTTGCTATTAAGCGCCTGGTGAACCCCACATACCGAGAGGATCTGACCAACCAAATGAATAACGTTCACGAGCTTTGTATCTAACATTGCCTGTGTCAAAATCGCCATCCATAGAAGTAGATAACGGAGTACGCACAAAGTGTTTCATGCCGTTAGGTACATCAGTTGTTAAGAAGTAAGCATCAGGATCTGTTAAGAAGTGGTTAATTGTGTAACCTTCTGGAATTGAACCATTA